GCATAAAAACCAATTCCCAACCTGATCTATATTTAGGTTTTGTATTACCTTTGTACTTATTAGGATTGCAACACTCGTAAATACCTTGCTGATAATTAGGCACTTATTTGTTCCGTATTTGCGGTAAGTCCTGGTACAGGGTTAAAATCATATACATTTGTAGTAACGGAATTTTCTTTATCTTCTTTGCTTTTATTGTACATAACAACATCTTCAGGTTGTACTGTTACAGTTAATGTCTGCGGGTTAGATTCACTATAATTAAAAGTACTTCCTGATATGCTTGTTATAGTACAATTATTTGCAGAAATAACATCTACTGTTTTACTACTTTCAGATGTAATATTATTTCCTGGACCTCCATATCCTCTAAAAATTTCTATAGAAGGCAGAACATATTTTATATCTTGTAATGGTTTGTATCCAAAATTAGTTTCACCAGAACTACCAAAAATTTTGTTTATTATAAAAGGATTTTTATAATTTGTAAGATAGCTTTCATAATTTAAACCCAAAATTTCTTTAAATAAAATTTCTGCTTGATTGTCTTCTGTATTATAAAATGTTATATTAAAAGTACTCCATCGCAATTTAGTTTGTACAACTCTAGGAGTATTATACTGATTAAGTTGTACAGTTTCTATATTTACAGTAGGGTAATCTACACTATTAGCTATAGGAAGAGTCACAGTTTTAATACTTTGTGTTCCTTCAACAAAAGTAATAATCTTGAATTGAACATAAAATTCATATGCAAGCCTAGGTTTGACTTTTATATAATTTTTGTCATTTGTAGTTGAATACAAAAGACTTGCATAGGTAAACGACATTTATTATCCTGTAGCTAATAAGTTATCAGGCATCACATCAGTTTTACTATAGGTTGCATTATCAAATTTTATACTTATAGTAATAGTCATAGAATCACTGGTGTTATATGCATTTTCATTAAAATTTACGTTATCTAAATAACATCCCCATAGCTGCCATGTATCTAATATTGCTAGTTCTGCAGTACCTGTATTATCTCCAGTTAAAGTATGTATTTTAACGCCAAATTTATAATCCTGTGCTACTGCAGGTGCAGATTGTAATGTATGATTTAGTTGCCTATCCATTTGTTCATTAACCAATCTACTTACATTGCTAGCGATGTCATCTCTAAAAGTAACTGATACCGGAGTCCAAGTATGTTTACCTGCTAAAAAGATTTTACTGTTATACGTATCTACCACTACTTCATCATGTTGTAACTGAGGCCTACTTACAGACACAACATTTTGAGATAATATATTTGTACTACCATTGGTTCCAACAGTACTTGATAGCATATTATTAAATTCTACCAAGAATCTATATTGTAACTTAGGCATTAATGCGGGTGTAGCTGAACTACCTGTAGTAGGTACTCCAAATTTGTCTAAAGCCATTTATAATACTCCAAATAGTTAATTATATTTAGCTGAATATTGAAAAAATCAATACCCAGCTAACTTATTATAGTTCACCAGTATTCACTAGCCTTAATGGTATATAGATAAATTCTGCTGCCTTAGTAGGTTCTATTGCAATATCAATATACATTTCATATCTATCTATTCTTGCTGGAGTATTATTGGTTTCATCACAAACTACAGCAAAATCATAAATACCTCGTTTTGTTAAAATATCAAGTAAAAATCCTTCAAACACTAACTTAACATTATTTCTTGTAAGAGTATCATTAGGTTCAAAAATAAATGGTCTTGCTAGTACTGCAAACCTTTCTCTTAAATATGCTACCAGTCTTGAAACATTTATTCTATCTAAAGAAGAATCAAAAGGATGTAATGTTTTTTGACCCCAAACACAAATTCCTGTACCTGGAAAATTTGTAATAGGATTTACTTTATTAATATAAAGAGCATCACGTTGTCCTTCATTAAGTGCAACAGGAACAAACTCATCTTCGGTATCTAAATACCCCACATTTGTAGCATTTGTAACACCTCCTCTTGTTAGGCCAGCAGGAGCAAACCAAGGATAAGCTACACTGTCATTATATGCTATAGTTCGCAAACTCATATAGCTACTTGGAACCATTACAGTTTGTCCGTCTAAATTAGTTGCTAATCCACTAGGATAATATACAGCCATACCAGCATTTTTTGGATTTACAAATCCATCTTCACCATTTTCTACAGCATTTGTTCCTAAGATCCAATCTGTAATTTGCTGTGGAGAAGTCCTAAAGGGCGAATCAACAACAACAAAAGCTGTTTCTTTTCTATCAGTATTAAGTGAGCTTAATTCATCAGCTAATTCCGGATAGCCTGGGCAAGATATTAAATTAAATCTATTTAATTCTGATCTAATATCTGTATTAGAAGTAACAGCAGATTGTAAACTCTTAACAATAACCTTTCTAACTGCTTTTCGACCAAACATACCTGCACCATTTGCAGCATTACCTGCTGCATTTCTCCATTTCCAAGTACTTACTGCAGAACTATCATATACTCTTACAGTGTTTGAACTTTGACACATATTTACTGCTAACATTCCTGAAGGATATAATACAGGATTAGGAGAATCATTATTTAATAATGTAGCGCCTACGCCAGCATTTGTTGTGTCATTTGCTGTAGCACTTATATCTGCAAAAACTACTCCATTTGGTGTGGTTTGGTCTGTATTATCTCTTGCAACCCAATTAGATCCATCATACATTTTAATTACTGGAAAGTTATCCATATCATTAGTATCAATCCAAACATCATTGGTTACTGGTCCCGTAGGAGCATCTGTGCCTACAGATGAAATTGTTTTAGGACGCCAAAACCCACCATTTTGTATATATAAATCTATAGATGTGGAATTTACAGTATTATCAAACCAAAGTCTACCATCAACTGTATTCCCTGTTATAGGTGTATGACTAGATGTTAATTGATATGCTGATGAGCCAACAGTAAGACTTGTTGATGTTGTCAACAATCCGTCAAATGTACGGAACTCAAATGTTGCATTTGTCCCTGTTGCATATTTTAAATATATACTATTTGCAGGAGGAATACAACCGCCAGTTAAAACAACCTTAATATTACCAGGATCTGTTATTCCAGTAATACTGCCACTAGTTATAGAAATAGAAGAAACTTCTCCTTTACTATTAATAGTTGCAGAGGCAGTTGCAGTGCCTATTGTTATACCATTTTGATTAGTAAAGCTTACATTAGGTGCAGATGTGTAACCTGATCCTTTTTCTTCTATTGTAAATCCAGTTACAGTTCCAGCAACTAAAGTTGCTTTGGCTCTTGCAAGAGTACCGTTACTAAAAGTTCCAGGTTGTGTTGCTATAGTATCGTCTTTTATTACAGGAACAGTAATTTTTTGGAAACTTTCAGAAGTACTATCAAAGCGTTTTAACTCAATGTTTAATCCGTAATTGTATACAGATGTCTTAATCCAAATATCATATTCTGATGGATTAGAAGGAACATTAACATGGCTAGTAATGTCAACTTCTCTACCTGTGCCATTTAAATCACCTGTTTGATCAACTAATGACCAAACAGCGGCAGCAGTTTTGACATAATATTTGAAAGGATTTAAAGTATCGTTATTACTATCAACTGTAAGAATTGCAAATTGTCCTATACTTCCTACAGTAGATGTAGGAACAGCCGCTACGCCTGTTCCTGTTACTTGACTAGATGTTAATAACAAAGGAGTTTGAGAAACAAAGTTACTATCACCGTCTGCTTCACTTATACCAAAAGAAGTATTATTAATATCAAACCATAAACTATTGTTATTAGGATTTCCTTTTGGTTCTGTAGAAGTATTATCTAACTGATCCAAATCAACATCAGCTCTTATCATATATGCTGCATTAGCAAGTCCTAAGAAACTATAAGCAGTTAATAATCCATATTCATTTCTTTCTCCTCCATGAATACTTGTTCCACTAACTTGCTCAAAAAACGGTTCACCATAATATTGAACTAATTCTCTTTGTGAGGTAATTAATTTCAATTTATTAGCCTCAGCTTTAGTCGTATAAGCAGCTATTCCTGAACCACTTACATCACTTTTATTTTGACCTGTAGCTATAATTATTAAAGGTACAGTTCCTGTACCAACGCTAGCATAAATGCTTTCGTCAATAACCTGAACATCTACACCTGGAGATACTAATGTTGCCATGATTTTTAGTCCTTTTTAAGAAAAATACTTGTTAAAATATTTATCAAAAGTACTAAATATATGCTTTTTTGACGAGGTATTAATAAAAAAGTTCTGTTTTAAAGTCTGGTACTTGCCCATATCCAAAAATTGACTTTCCATCAAACAGGTCAATATTATGTTTTTCTAATAATTTTCCAAAAATTAAAACACCTTCTACTACATTTTTATATAAATCAAAATTTAGATTGGTAATGTTTGATATTTTAGGTATTATAAAACTTTTATTGATATCAATTATATTTTTTATAAAACTTTCTACATCTTTATAACTTAATACACAATTTTCAAATGCTTTATAATTACCATAAAAAATTCTATCTTCTACAGCAAAATGCTTAGATTGAATACCATAGATTATATAAGCAATAATCATTTCATCTAAGTCAAATTTAGTGTGCCGTATATTATTTAATTCAAAAATTTCATTTAACGATACATTAAATTGAAAATTAAGGTTTGCTTTTACTCTCAATACATAACTTTGCTTGTCTTCTATAAGTTTTAAAGTATTATATAAACAGTACCAAAAGCCAAATAATTTCCTAACAGTATCTATAAATCTTAATTCCATACCATGATTTATATAATGTTTTAAAAATATATTGAATATATTGTCTTTTGCTATAAGATCTAAAAGCATAGGATCAAAGTAATCTTCATATTTTTCTTTTTTAATAACATACTGTATATTTAGACTTTTACATGCATTAACTAAATCACCTATATTGTTATAAT